TTGCCCCACGCAGCAATTTTCTGCGCTTTCTCTGCGAGATGTAGTCCTCCTGTTGGTGGTTCGTAACTCATTTGCCCGTTAGCAGGGTCTATCCAATATGGGCGACCATAACCATCAGTACCGCTAGGAGGTACAGGATAGCCACTACCGTTTTGTACTGCATTATATCCTTGCCCATACATTTGTTGTGCTTGCCCATAGCCACCCTGTGCCTGTTGTACCCCTTGACTTCCCATAGGATTTCCAAATCCTTGAGATTCTAGATATTGTTGTTTAGCCAACTTTCTTTGATTGACAACTTCTTGGTTGAGTGCTGCGGATAGAATATTCTTAATGTCTAAATCTATGTTCTCTTGAGTTATTCTCTCATATTCTCTTAGAGCATCGGGGTTAACTTTTATTTTACTTCCATCAGTTGTAAAAGATAGTTTAGATAACATTTGAGAAACTACTCTTTCAGTAACATCTTCCATCAATTTTTCTAATGTAGTCAAGAATGCTTCTCCGTGATATTGGAAAAACTCCTCCACATGGTTATCTTGTAAAGAAAGTAAGTTGTTTACAGTCTTAAAATTAGCATCCTGTTGTGCGGTAATTGTATTTACGATTGTTCGATTAGTCGGCATTTTCACTCACCTTTTCTATTGGCTTACTAGCAGTAGGGTCTGCTACTTCTACTCCTGTGTTACCCACTAAATAATTTAACCTTTCCGTTGCTAAATTTATTTCAGTGATTAATCTATATGCTTCATCATTAGGAGTTTCTTTATCTTGAGTAGGTGGAACAATATACCAACCTAGAGCCATAAGAGAAGTAACATCTGCTTTAGTTAAGTTATTCACTGGCCCGCTTTTGAGAACTTTTGGTATTCTAGGTTTGTAAGCATTAAACTCTAAACCATGTTTTTCTGCCATTATTTTTTCTTCTAACATCTCATGTTGTTTAAAATGCGAAGCGTGTCTAGGACAATAAGTTCCTCTCATTGGTCTACCCTTTGTAACTTCCGTAAGAGGAATAGGTGGTCTTAATGTATCGCCAGCATCCCATACATGCTGAGTACCGCATATTATACATCTATCCTTTATGTCAAACTTCTTACCATACTTGAAGAATAAGAATTTCTTTTTCTCAGGCAATAGAACTTTTCTAAGTTCCTTAAGTTGCTTCTTTGGCTTAATTGATTGATAACGATATTCTTCTACTTGACCTGCTGACCTAGCCCTTTCTAATGGAGGTAAGAAAGCAGAAGGTAGTTGGTTAAAGGTTGGTTGTATTTGTTGTGTTCCTATTAAGTTCGGTTGCTGGTACATATTATTATCTCCTAGTAGTCTTTAATCATAGTCATGACTCCACGATATACCATTTCGGGGTCTGACTTTGCTGAAACAATATATTTGAAACACGGTATTCCCTTTTCATTTAACTTCCTCATTCCGTATTTGAAAGGCTCAAAAATTTCATGTTTATCTATTTCTTTTTCGGACTTATATTTTTCTCCCCATATGTCATACTTGTTAGCCCAAATGCCTACTGCCATTGGGTAATCTTTATCCTTTTTCTTTCTTCCTGTTGGCCAAGTGCTAGAAACGATAGTATCTACTAAGAATTTCCATGCTAACTGATGGTCTAAATTAGATTCACTATCTAAGTGTCTGTGGTCTATCATAAAGATAACATACTTTACTTTGCGAGTCTGCATGTCTTTAGCCCACTCTTTCCAGTAGATAGCCTCGCCACCTATATCAGCGCTCTTTAGAGTATTGCTCTCACCATCAATCTTAACATTCTTTCTAGTAGCACGATGCAGCCCTACCGTTCTTTCATTTATTTGATGGACTTCTCCTCTTGTCCTAAGTTGATGACTGAGGGTAGTCTTACCTACCATAGTTGCTCCATAAACCCCAAAGTCAATAGCGTGTAGTTTCTTGTATATCCCTAATATGGCTTCACCTACAAGTATAGCAAAACCAGTCATTAGTGACATACTAATGACCCCATAATCCTGTAACCCTTTCTATTATCCAACCCATGATATTAATATCAAAGACTCCACCAATATTACCTAAAAGTAAGGCAATAACGGTAGAGGTAGTTCCCCAAAACCATGCTCGCATTTTAAGGAACAACAAATCTGCTGAATGTGCTCTAGATTGATTATACATGTAGTCGCTATCCGACATACCCATAATATCGCTGAGAACCAACTAATCACCCCTATTGTAGAGATGTCAAGAATTCGTTACCTATCTCTCCCGTAGGTTCGGCACTAGCAGTTAATCTAGGAGGACTCTGCTTAAACTGATTAGTTAAACCAGTTCCGTATGCCTGTGCGCTTTCCCTCATCTTACTGAATTGTTCAGCATCTCTCTGCTTTCTACTCCAATAAGCATCAATCTTTCTATCAAGTAACCATAGTTCAATTTTATCATTCAAGAATAAATCGAACATAGCCTTCATTATCATGATTACACCTATGGTCGTTAAACCAAATAACCCCGCATGAACCATAGGAGTATAAGGTAAACCTACACCATACTTAGCGTAAAAGAACACTGCTGAACCACTAAGGGTTCCAGCAAAAAGTATAGTCATCACTAGCCTAGTCTCGTTTGTCAACGCTGCCATTATATTACCTCAAGCGAACTCAACTGAAACTGCTACGGCTCCACTGGTTTCCTCAAAGTATATGCCGCTTGAGCATATGACATTGTGCATATCAAACTCTATTGTTTGATTCGCACTTAGGGTGATGCGAGCAACTTCCTTTCCAGTGTTATCTGTTCCATCAAACACTTTTATGGTTGCTGCCGCACCACCCACTTCAGTAGCGTGGATTGAAGTAAGTAGCGCCCTATCGGAAGATACTATGGCACTTGCCGTTAATACTCCACTTGACCTACATACCGAACCCATAACAATTCCTCTCGTTAATTTCACTTAGAATAACCAATCTACTTAATCGTTTTTCTTAGTCGAGGTCGTTTTCTTTGCTTTTGGTTTAGATGTTGTCTTCTTTTTCTTTGGGATTAAGAGTGCATGAAGTTCCTCTGCGGTTTCAACTCTAGCCTCTCTCAAAGCAGTTGTCAACAAATTTCCAGTTAGCCCTTTTATTATCTTCCCGTCTGCTTCTTCGAAAGTGAAGAACAAGTCGGGGTCGTTAACTCTAACGATAGCCCATAGTACAGTAACAGGAGTAGAATCATTGCGAGTTATCTCGCTCATCCCTTCTGTACCTCTTATGGTTAATCTACCGATGCTAGAGTTATCGCTAAGTCTAACATTAACCATTCTATCAAGCCTCAGATGTTTCCGTAAACTCTTACACGAACCATTCCTTCATCAGCAGTTCCGCCTTGCTCTGCAACTCCTTGAGATAAAGCAAGTTTGAATTGTGATGCTGAATTGTAGGCTCCTGTGTTTTCTACTCTAACAACTGCAACATTGTCTAGTGCTTCTTGTCCTGTAACCATTGCTGCGTTTATTGTAGACAATCCTAGAGAGGAAGCAGTGACAGTTACTCCGCCAGCAACATAATTAGTAATGTTGATATGTGCGTCTACGAAGTATTCGTCACCACTAACTCTAGGTCTAGTAAACCCTTTGTGGTCTGCGATTAGTGTAACTGTATGTGCCAACTAAAACACCTCATTGTAGGTTGGTAATCTTACCTTGACCCTTGAAGAAAGAACATCCTACTTCACCAATGGTTCTGTACAATGCTCTGTTACCTAGAGCGCCTACACCGAATGGGTTGCCGTTAGCGATACCATCTTCGAAGTATTGTGTTGGCTTCATAACAGATAGCCATAGATGGTCTGTGTCTAAGAACAACATATCAGAGATGCTTGTGGAAGCACTTGTTGTAGAAGGCATGTCTTTAACTGGGATGATTGGGATGTCGTAGTATGTAGATACTCTAAATCCAACTTCTGAACCCTTGACTCCTCTAACACCGTTAACTGTTGGAACAATTTCTTTTCTATCCATGAATCTCTCTTGAGATTGTAGTAGGTCAGAGATTGCTTGAGCAGTATCATATCCTGTTAGGATAACCTTTGGAGAACCGCCTGCTTGTCTTAGTTTTCTAATTAGAGAGTTTAGGATAGTTAGAGTTAGTGCTCTTACATCACCAGCAGCGTAGCCGCTACCAAAATCAATCTCTGAGTCTAGGAAAGATGCTCCGGAGAATCTTTCACTGCCGTAAATCTTACCCAAGTTGTTAGATGCACTTGTGGTATCAGTTGCAATAACTCCACCATCAATAGCCAACAATTCTGCTCTGCTTGAAACAACCTTCAATAGAGAAGTATAGTTTTGCTCAATATCAGGCATTGCTGAGTTTTCACCATAGTGTTCTAGAGGCATAACTAGCATCTTGTTTTGAACTTCTGCGTGGTGCTTACCCATGTCTTCTCTCATCTGTGCTCTAATGTCACCGATTCCATCATCAATCATAGCCAATTCCATAGCAAGTTCAGAGAAGTCGAATTGGTGTGCGACAATCTTTGGGCTTAGGAATAGTTGAGCATATGTTGGAGCAATAGCAGCAAGTCCATCAGCAGATGTTGATAGAGCAGCGTTCTCTTTGACACCACCAATGTGGTCTGCTGCAACTGTGTCTGCACCAATAGCACCGCTTGTACCAACGGAGAATTGACTTCCGCTTCCACCAGCAGGTCTTGACTTTAGAACTCTCCATCCACTAGATGTGTATGCTCTCTTAGAAATCATTGATAGTGCGTTAACTTCTCTGTTAAGCATAGACCAAACTTTCTGTCCGTAAACGACATTGTAAAGTCCAGTTGTATCAGAGATGCCAGTACCAGAAACAGATAGTGCGCTATCGTGTCCTGTGTGGACACCAGCAACAACACCTGCTTGCTTAAGTAGAGCGTTACCTCCAAATTTGTGTATTCCGTATGTTTGTGCTTCTAGGTCTGCGATTGTGTTAATATATCCAGTCATCTTAAATTCCTCCTACCATTTTGTGAATGTCGCCCCATGACATTTCTGCGACTTCTTCAATATTAGGGAGTGTTACGACAGACTCTTCTTGAGCCTTTACAATTGCGTTCTTCTCTTCTACAAGAGACTTAGCAAGGTTGCTGAACTCTTCTTTTAGAGTTGCGATTTCTGCTTGTGCATCGTAGTTTTGCTTCTCGACTAGTGCTTCTCTGTTAGAAACTTCTTCATTGAATCTTGCTTCAAAGGATTTTTCTAGGTTCTCGTAAGCCAACTTTTCTAGTTGCTCTTGCCTGTATTGCTCGTAAGCCTTCTCAACAGTAGCGTTGTCTAGAGATAGAGTTTTGAACTCATTGTTCTCAAATGCTTTAGCAA